CCCATTCAACTACATGAATTACTAGGACTGGCCGTAGCCATAATTTTCGGTCTACTAGGTGCAATGTTCTCGATTCTAAAACTAGAACGAGATTTTATTTCACCAAATGGAGACCAGATCTGTGCAACAAACTCAGCCTCTTTCAAGAACTCTACATCCCCTTTAAATCCATCTGTTATCGTCTGTAATTTCGGTTTGAAATCACAGCGAATGACACGATAGATATTAAAGAAGGTTAATCAGAGACGTAATGTCCCTGCATCACCTTTTCGGATTAGATGTCTGGAATGAGGATCAATGATTCGAGGTAATCCTTTCTTCAACCCAGTTAAGGGTAAGTCAGGATCAATCTCTCTCAATGACTTGAAAGGTTGACCAGCTGCTGCTCTCATGAGAGCAACATGTCAGCTTTTCAACTGAGCTACTAAGAGATTTACGCCATGTCTTCGTCGATATGCTCGAAGATACTGGAAAAATCCAACAGCAAGATTATAACGTCACTTTCAATTCTTCATATGACCAACACATAATGGAATTATCCATTTTAGTGTTATCATAAAGAATAATTGAAAGGAAGGAGATTCTAAAGAGAACACTTTATTATCAGAGTTTCGCTCTGTACTTATTCCTTTTACGGCTAAAAAGCCAACTGGTGCTTGGGCTGTTAAAGGCCTCTTAACACTTAGTCAAGGGACAGTAGCAAGATAAAAGTTTTTATTTTGCATAGTAAAGTTTTTGATATCTTCCGAGGAAGGCAATGTTCTTCAATAGAAAAGTCCTTAAGTTACAACCTCTAGTTGTACCTTTTGGGTATTCTATGGAAGCATAACTAAAGACAATCAGGTACTTTATTAGATAGAAGTGTTATCTTTCTAATAATGCAGAACGACCCTTATGGGTTATAGGGACCATTGCAGGTCCAAGAGTAATCAACTCTTCCGGCTACTCCGGCTATAACAATAAGGTTTCTCTCCACCATGAGAGGAAAGGACTGAGTGAGTCCGGTTCCCACCATAGAGGAGCATAGTCACTCGTGATAGGCGTAGGGCTAACACTATATTGTTAATAGTGTTACCAGGTGCAAATCCTGGCTATCACCCCAACTACTTATAGAGGCAAACAGCAGTTCTCAATTGCTTTTGTCACAGACCTCTGACATCCGTCAAGTCTGCATATAAGTATTGGTTCGATACGTTGATGAATCGTACCGATTGTAACTACCGACTCTAGAGTCGTTGCTGATGTCTTGCTAGACACCAACTTCATTAGAGAAAAGTATTCATTCGGGAAAATCCTAGACGTATTCCTTGAGTGGAATTCCGTTTCTTCGGCGATATGAGAAATCTTCAAAGAACTCTCTTTGTCCACCTTTAATATTGACAACATTTTTGTCACGTTTAAAGAAGGCAAGAGGTCGTGAGGATAACTCATGTACATCGACTTTAGTGATGGCTATTCCCTTAAGGGCCTTTAGGAGTGAAATTAATCACTTAGGTCGCAAATCTTTATGAGGTTTACGATCCTCTCGGTGTTTGACTTCGAACATAGAAAGATCTAGAGCATTACGCTCTACTCGATCCATCTCGAATATTCAATCCCGAGTATAAGTAAGATAATCTTCACTGTCTAAAGGTGTGGAATAACTGTACTTTCCTTTGTAAAAAGGAGAGCTTACAGGAAGACTCTCGTAGAGCTCTACCACCTTGTCGAAAATATCATGACGAGGTTTATCTCGCAATAATGCGATCGGTAGAGGACTCATGTCATTTGTGAGTGGTTTCTGCCACAGAATCGATTGATAAAAATCAACGATTCGTCAGGCTAAACCATTATGATTTGTTTCTTTTGTAACAACTTCATATGATTTATCACATCACAAATGTTCACGTTTCAGTGCTTCCTGGACAGATATTCCTGTTGACAGTACTCCCTCTCCAAAAAGATAAGATCTCGCTAGAGTTTTCGGGTCATCATGACCTGGAATTTGTGGTCAATTTGACTCCGAATCTAACAAGAAAACTGTATCTTTAAGGAGGCGAGAACTGTTAACAAGATCTTCCCCAGCGACATAAACCCAGTATGGTAAGATAAGACGAGATAATCATTGTCTTTGACTTCTTTTCCTACTAGGAAGGAAGGCAAATTCCTGCATTATCTTGAGATTCTCCTGCAATTGCGGGTATTGACCTGCAAAAGGAGAATTTGGATCTAATTCCATTAGTTGTAAAACATTTGGAATATCCATCATCTTATCTACTCTACTGTTTATAGCCTTGATGTACTTAAAGACTCTCTCATATGGGAGACCTTCTTTTATAAGGTCTCTCATTGTGATTTGTAAATTCTTCATAGAAGGATTTACGAGAGTCTCAGCTAACCATGACAGCGGCATTCTACCTCTATGAGTGTAGATCCCTAAAATGGTAATCAAAGGCATAAACATATGTCGTCTAGTTCTGGTCTTGCCAGATCCGATCTTTGATTTAGATCGATCTGTCAGACTTACCAACACGTTGAAGTTAGTTATGAGTCCTCGTTCGAGTCATTGTAGGATACTTCCTATAAATGCTCCGGAATCCTTAGGATAGTCTACGAATTGGCGTCAAGATAAACCTGAAACATCTGTTCCAGATTTTATAAATCTTTTAGCAAATTCAAAAGACTGATTTGGACTAACAAGAGATTTACTCATGTTAATTTCCAATCCTAATTTTTCCATAACGAAAAGATACTCTTTTGCTAACTCCTCATTGAAGATATCAATATCATCTCCTAGAATCTCATATTCTTCATTTCAAGTGTGACTTACACCTGAAAAGATTGAAATCTTGTTGATCCTTAGAGCACAATATTGTAGTATCCAATGGTGGGTTAAATCTAACATTGCCCAAGAAGAATACGCACCCATAGGTTGTCCTACGGCATACGTCACAGATAAGGGATTGATCCCGTATCTTTTTCTACTCGATAATGGAATAATGTATTCCCTATCGGTTAGAAGACGTGCCCACGGATTCCCTAATCCTTTCACTCCTAATAGAGTGTCTAGGATATGGGCTTGTAAACTAATTGGTAGTCGATCTGTAGCTGCACTCAGATCAAAAGAATAAACTTTTGATACTTTACTAGCTTTCTCTCTTGAACGTCTTACAGACGCTTCTTGATTGAATGTCCCATCATTTGGAATTTGTCTAATTATATTAAACAATTCTTTATGTAACGGGAAAAGTAAAGACTGAGTCCAACTATCAACGATTGCGAATAAACGTAGTTTACCCGCAGCCTCTTCTTTGGCGGCTATCTGACCAATTGGCTTGCTTATATCTTGGATATATCTTGAACCGAGATCTATATCTCCGTTCTCTGATATAACTCCATGAACATAAACACCTCTTTGTTTCTTCCTATCATCTGGGAAGAAATAGAGTTTATGCCATTTTGATCAATAGTATCCTACTCGATCGAAAATTTCAGCTTGAAGCTTCAATGCAACATCAAATAGTTGCTTGAAGTTTTGCAAGTCATAGTACCCATTAGGTTTCATATCCTTATTTTTAGGTAATGATCCTTCTAGGGCTTTCATATAGTCTTGGAAAGCTTTATAGACTACTTTGTGATCTTTTAGTCACTTAGCATCTGTAAAGATACCCATTCAACTACATGAATTACTAGGACTGGCCGTAGCCATAATTTTCGGTCTACTAGGTGCAATGTTCTCGATTCTAAAACTAGAACGAGATTTTATTTCACCAAATGGAGACCAGATCTGT